TTTTTTTTTGTTCATGTTGAAAATATGTGTTAGCGCTTGTGTTTGAAGCGTGATTGATAGAAGAATTTCAACTTCTATTATCCACAAAATTTTCGAACTTTAGGCTAATAATTTAGCAATTTCCATAACTTTTGGTCCGTATTGCAATATTTTAGCTACCACGTTCCGGGCTCCCGCCATTATGTCTTTCATATGGAAGGGGTTTTCGTGATATTGTTCTAAGTCTCTTATTAGAGACATGGATCTTTCAAAGAGTAGATTATTTTGGTCCGAAACTTTTTGTTCGTGCCATTGGTCTTCTGTTTTAAATTCGATCGATGTACAAAAAGTGAAATAACCATCTCGACCTTTCTCGTCAAGAATATTTGAGTTAAACACTATATATTGTGTGGTTGAATCAAGGTCAAACCAGACTGTTTCTAACTGGCCATTTAAATTATAACCAGCAAAGTTACGCATATTAAAATCGTCGGGACTAGATGGTTTAAGAAAACCATACATTCCTTTTTCGACAGTCATTTTACCTGCCTTATTGGCATTGGAAGTATACACGTATCCTTTAAGAGCAAAATCTAGCCAATCCTCACCACCGTTTAATTGGTACATCGTACATTTTCCTCCTTTATCGATTATTGGAGATGAATTTGTGTACATGATACTTTGACCTAGGATTCTAGCGGTTTTTACGCTGAACAGTTTGTTCTCTAAATCCTTAACCATTCTGTGGTTAAAGCAAGAATTTCCTAATCCATATAAGCTCATTCCCTGTACGGTCATTTCGAAAGGGGTTACTGGTGCTACCACCTCAACCAAATAGTAACCTGGTTTTGACGCATCTAGTGTCAAGCTGACTGTGCCAGCGCCTTGCTGTGCGGCCACAAAATGCTCGACAACAGTTCCATTTTCATAGATACTGAGTCTAGCCTTAACTGGTTGCGCACTAGCGGCGAAGAATATTGTTATTTGATCCTCCGCATTCATAAACACTAGTGAGTACTGGGTTCCTTTCGTTTTCCCGACGGGGAGAACCGGACCGTGAGGTCCGTACGAGCTGTAGGCAGAGTTTTGCTGCCAGTAACCAACGTGGACACCACGCCACTCGTTAGCGAGGGGGATTCCGAAGTATCCATTGGAGTCTTTTTCGAAGAAGACTGCGTCGTATCTGAATGTTCTGGCGTCTTTATTAGCGTCATATACGATGCTGTTTCGGACAGGGTCTCTAAAAACCGCGGCGAACATCTCTGCTTCGTCGAGTTGTTGACCACTTGTAATACCAGTGATTGCAGCATTGATATCGGTTCTGAAAACTGGGCTGGCAATAGCAGTCGAATCTGTTGCCCAACTTCCATTGTATCGTATCGTCGGTCCCGTCCCAGGAGCAGATATGCTTTGAATGATGCGTTGGATTGTTCTTCCAATGACTGCAACGTTCGCGTTTGGCGTTCGTCCCAAGGGATTCCTGTTAGAAGTTTTAGCTTTGCTATGTAGATTTGTGTTTCGCACAATACTATGATCTTCTTTAGCGATTCCCTGAGTGACACCCTTTCGGACGGCTGACTTAATGATGTTTTCAGCAGTTCGTTGAGATCTTTTATTTCTCTTTTTGGATCCACCTTCAATGGTAGCTTGTGTGATTGCATTTTGCATCTGTTTAGATGTTGGCTTGGGGGAGAAATCTGTATTTCTCACGCTCTGAACTGGGGGTGAGCAGTCCTCCAGCTTCATACCCCATCCAGAATTTTCGGCACCAGTCAATGTTTGGAATTACTTGCATACTCTTGACAGTTGTGTTCGGGTCCTGAATTGCTAACTTTTCAATACCCCGCAATGGGTACCATTCTCCTGGTCCAAAGGTTTTATTGAAGTGTTTAACTAAGTACTCTAAAAATTTTCTAATGTGAGTGAATTGCTCCTCTCCATTGAATGTTGAGAGAACCAAAAGCGAGTAAACTTTTGAGTACAGTTCATATGGTTTGCGTGTTTTATAATTATCATAAACTATCGCGCTCCAAATTCTATGAATATTGTACTGTGGTGCGTATCCACCAATCGTCTTTACTGCTTTGGCTCCCAGGAAAGTTATTCCTTCCCAATCTCCATCATACTTGATAAAATCATCTTCTTCCTTAAGGTGTAGGCCACACTTGGCGTAAAAAGCCCGTCTGTTAGCGAAGTCGGTTAAAATCCTTCCTGCGCGGCCCTCAACGGCAGCAAACAAATGATCATCACTATATAGAGCGAATTCCATAAGTTTTCTGCAATCGTAGAAATTCTGAACACCTGGGAAATATGTTTTAATATAACCCAATACGATCATAAAATGTGAAAGTGTGTTGTCGGGAGTTGTACTCCAGTATCCAGATTT